TCAACGCAGTCGTTGTGTTGCTGTTCTGGTAGTGCCCTTTATCTTGTGTGCCAAGCGTAAACTTGACGAACGTTGTTATCGCCTCAATCGTCATACGCCAACCCTGCTACGAATACTGCGCTTGTTTACGAGGTCACTGTAAACACCTTGGCGTCCCAGTTCTGCACCACGTTTGGCCGCTTGATTCATGCCACGCTCAAACTCAGCAGCAGTGACGTAATCAACGTTGTTGATCCGTTCCACGCTGTAGCGAACATCAACAACACCAGAAACACCGTTCATTCCGCCTTCAGTTGACATTCCATCACCCTCGGGGATAACAGCAGCACCACGAGCACCACGGGCATAACGTCCCATGGCTTCTGTCATTTTGCTGGCTGGAATAACGTACTCCGGCTGGCCACCTTCGCCAATTAGGGCGCGAGTAGGGCCGGAAACGTAACCACCTTGTGCGTAACCACCTTCTGCAAATGCTCCGAGCCTAAATGGTTCTGCAGGTTGGCTAAATACTTTGGCAGCAGCAGATATAGCAGCATCACTTGGGGCTCGACTAAAAGCGCCAGCTGATGCTGTTGGCTGAAAGAAATTCAATGCAATACCCAGAATTTTCATCTGAATCTGTTTGGCAATCATTTGCGCCGCCATGTCCGCAAAGTGATCTGCAGTCCGTTGGAACAGATTGGCCAACGCTTCCTGAGCAGACATGCTGCCGGTAATCAGCCCCTTAAACGACTCAGCAAACGCATCTCCGATTGCTTGTGCGGCAAGAATAACTTGATTTGTAGGGTTAAGAAGATCACTAAGAGCCCCTTGAACACGATCTATTTCGGCTTGCAACCTGTCAGAATCGGTTTTTGCTGCATTTTTAGCAGCTTCTTGGGCTTCAACAACCTTGCCCTCAAGCTTAAGCCGACGCTCCAAAAGCTCGTTAATTTTGGCTTGAATTTTTTCTTTTAAATCTAAAGTTTTTGCGCCAGCTTTAAGAGCTTCTAAATTGAGAATGTGCAAATCAAACTCATCTTCTTGACGCTCTCCCATTCTTTCAATTTCTTTTACCTGTTTGCTAATTTCAACTGTTTGCCGAGCAGTAACGGGAATAACTCCGGCACGAATTAACTCTCCGTACTCACGCTCGAACGCAGCCTTGTCTTTTATTGCGTCAAGTTGACGCTGTATTGGCCTAGCAAGATTTTTAGTTTGCTCAAGGGCTTGCTGACCAAGCTGCAAGGCTTGTCGCTCAAACTCAAGCGAAGCAAGTTGTTTAGCAGCAATTTCGGTTTCATTGATAATTTGAATATCTTGAGCGTCATTTGTTTTTGCACGATCTTGCTTGGCCCGCTCAACCGCCTTGGCGATGGCAGTTGAAAATTTGAGTTGAATTCTTGCCGCTCCAGCAGCAGTGCCCTCAAGTTCTGCAATCTGCTGGGCTGCAGCAACCTGGGCCTTTAGCACGCCTAAACGCTTTTGAAGACCAAGTGTTGGGTCGGCCTTTGGGTCTTCTGGAGATATTGACTCCATAAGCGCACGCTTTGCTTCGCCAAGCGCAGCAAGGGCTTCCTGAGTTTCTGGAGGTATTTGTGAAACCGTTTCTCGTCCAATTACATTCTGGGTTCCCATACCTCCAGGAACCGTAATATCTACTTCTTTTGTCAAAGAACCAAATCTTAGCTTGATAAAAGCTTCAAGAACTTTAATTCGAGCTTCGTCAATCTTAAGCAGCTGTCCGTTTACAAAAAGCTGATCTCTAAGGCTTTCAGCAACATCCTTGTTTCTGTCAAAGATTTGTCCAACAGCATTGCTCAGACTTTTTGCGTCTTCGATGCCCATAAACGCACCAAAACCTGCCGTGTCTGTCCCAAAGATTTTTGTAGCAGCCTTGGTCAGCTTTTCATCGGCAATGAAGCTAAAAGCTTTTGCTGCGTTAACAGCCTCTTCATTTGTAATTTTTAAAAGTCTTGCAATCTCGTCAATATCTCGCCCAAACAACTGAGCAGAACCGCCAGTTACTTGAAAATTAGCGTTTAGCTGATTTAAAGACTCGTTAAAAGTTCTTGCGTCGTCAATTGCTTGGCCAAGCGCCGTTCCAACCAAAGACAACCCGAATCCAAACTCTCCACCAATAAGTCCACCCGCTAAACCGCCAAAACCACCACCAATAGATGCGCCTACGCCCTGCCCAAACAACGCAGGAAATGCTCCACCAATAATGCCGCTACCTGCAGCGCTTCTAAGCTTTTGCCTTCTTTCTTGGGCCTTAGTTCCACGCTCGATTGCCGCTTGGATCTTTCTCTCTGTTCGCTCTTCTCTTTGCTGCAGCGCTAAAGACTCCTGACGTGCTCTTGCCTGCTTTCGCTCTTCTGCCGTAATTGCTAAACCAATTTTTCGTTGCTTATCTAGCTGCTCATCAATTTGGTTCATTACCGCAAGTTGTTCCATTACGGACTTGCGCCCTTCTGCAGCGGCTGCTGCTGCACGCTCTTGCTTAGTTTGAGAAAGAGCAACAGGAAAGCCAAAAGATCCTGCTGCAGCCAAGGGTCTTTGCAATGCGCCTGATTTGCCTTGCAAAAACTCTTGTCTTTGCCGAGCCTTATCAATAACAGCTTGAACATTGGCAGCTTCTTGAGCTAGCTCTCCGTTAATGCTCTTGCGAAGACGCAACTGGTCATTAAGACGATCAGCCTGCTTTCTTTCCAGGTCGAAGAAAGCTTTTTCTAAAATTAAATTGTCACGTTGAATTGCAAGGTTTCTTTCGTTAAGGCCAGTTATGTCAACAGACCTGCCGCCGAAAAGCAGCGACTGCGGACGCATTGGAGAGCTAAGCGCAGTTGGAGACGCTTGCCCTGGCCCAATAGGCCCTGAGTATTGCGTTCCACCGCGCAGTGTTCCTGATCTGCCTTCATTGCGGACCTGTGCAAGCAATGCTGCCTGCTCCCGAAGGGCTTCGTTCGCTAAATCTTGGGCTCGTGCAAAGTTTCTTGCAGCGTCAGCGGCCCTATCAGAGCCCAACTTGACTTCATTGAAATTTTCTGCCGCTTTTGCTAATTCTTTATTGAAGTTTTTAACTGAATTAACAACGGTTTTACCGTTTAGGTCTCCAAACTTTTCAAGAGCATCGTTTACGTTTCTAATTTTTTGACCAAGAAGGTCTGTATCTCTTGAAAGCTTGGTAACGGCTTGGGTGTTTTTGACTGCAACCGCGATATTTACGCCATAGTCAGCCACAAGCCCAGACCAAAGACCTATTGCCCTACTTTACCGCCTTCCCATCGTTTGCGCTCCACGGCTAGTTTGCACGCGGTCTCTGGCCTTGCTTTCCTCGTCGCCCTTTAGCTCAAAAAAAGCAGCCCAACCGATTAACTCTTCTTGCGTCAAGTCGCGTGAAAGCTGGGCCACTGTCATGCCCAGCTCTTTCGCAAGAAAAAAGATAAAAAACCAGTCGTTACTGGCTTTTCAAGTCAGCCTTCGCTTCCTCCACCTTGTTTTCTGAGCCAGAAGACAGCATTGCCAGCTGGATCTCCTGCAGCACTGAAGCGTCTACAGCGTTTTTAAGCTGAGCTTTTTCGCCATCTTGAAACAAGCGCTTGCCGTCAGCATCAAGAGCTTTTTCGATCATCATGCCCAACGCAAAGTCGTTGGCGTCGTCCGAACCGGCTTTCTTCTGGATGGACTCGCGCTCTGCAATGGTGAGTGGGTGCCAGTAGATCTCAAGCACCGTTTCGTCGCCGTCTTTAACTTCGTGCTTATACAGCTGGCTAACGCCGAACTTGTTACGAAGCAGTTCGGTGGCGCGCATAAAATAGTACCGTTTGTCTCAATATACTACACAACTGCCGTAAATTGACAAGAAACAATGCCAACAAAATGCGAGCGGTCTTCTAGCTCTAATGGGGTTGGACCAGCAATGTCCAAAACCCTAGGCGCAACACTAAAAACGTCGGTGTAGTTAGAAGCGTTTACGGATGTAAGCCCGTCAATTACAGCTTCGCTTAAACTAGAAATAGCAGACGTACCAGCAGATTTAGGAACGTAGATGTTGCACTGAATAACACCGGAGTAGTAATTTTGAGCTGCGCCTTGGTTTTGGATGGTGGAGCGGTTGAAGTTGACCGTCATCAAAATGTATTTTTTATCTTTTCCAGGCGTGGTGTATTGAACGTTGTCGTAAACCATTAGCACTGTGTTGTCAGCAGCTGCAACAGTGTCGGTAACTGCTTTTTCAAAAGCGGCGCGGGCGTTTACGAGAGTCATGGTTTAAAGCTTGATGTAAGACCCGAACACACTGCTGCTGGATCCAGTTCTGGCAAAAATACGGCCGGGGCGTTTGTTCCCAAAAGTTTGCTCAACCAATGAGCGCATTTCACCCTGAATAAAGTTTGCCACTTTTGGCGACTCCAGAGCATAGCCCGCATACTCAACAGTGTTACCGATGTAAACCGTAGGTTGGCGCTTGTAATTAAACTCGGGAACCTCAAAACGAGGTTTTATACGACTTTGCGCTGGCTTTTTATCGGTGTGAACCCATTGATTGCCAATGCTGCTCCAGGTTGTTTCGCCACCGGGTTGGCGGGTTGCATAAATTTTTGACCATGGAGCGTGGTCTTCGCGTTTGTCCTGAGCGCGAATTTTTTGAACTGATGCTTTCCAACTTGATGCAAAAAACCCAGTGTCCACGGGACTGTTTTCTTCTGTGCTTAAACCTTCGACGGTCAGTTGAATTAGAGCGTTGTAATCGGCGTTTATCTGCCGTTCCAGGTCGGTGATTATCTGGCCTATGCCTTTTTTCCTAGCCATCAGAACCTCACCTGAATAGTGAAAAAGTATTCCTGGTCGCCTTTGAAAGTGCGGATGTCTGTGATTTGGGCAATGCGGTTAGAGCCCGCGTATTTAAGAGTTATGGTGTCTTCAAACGTGGGCTGGTTGTCTCCTATTAGATCAGGAGTGACGTAGAGTTTGGCTTTGCGTTCTTCGCGGCCTTCCTCTTCTTCAGAATCAACAAACTCGACCGGAGCGTCAAACGAGTAAGCCGTGTCAGTCGTTGTCAGCGCTCCGGTGCTGGTGTTATACGTCGGAGATGTTTTACGGGTGTACGTAATCGTGTGATCAAATGCTTTACCCAAATCAGCAACAACTGACTTGGCAACACTTTTGAATAAGCTGTCTAGCGCTCCAGGCATGTCAACCCCTCACAGCGCGGATTTGATACGAACCACTGCCACCCAGACAGTAAGCGCCGAGATAAGACTGAAGCCAAGGATAAACGTCGAATACGTTATTAACAGTTCCAGTAGCCTGACTAGAAGTGTTGTACTTGACTTCCATTTCTCCGAGTTTGACGGATTCGTATAACCCCGTATCGCCGGTAGTCCCTGTAATCGAGTCCGTGTCATTGGCTAATGCCCGTGCCAGCTCGTAGGTTGCATACTTAATATCGTTTGGAATGCTGCTACAAACAAGCTCTACACGGTCAACGTGATAATTATTACGAGGCCAGTTCAGTGCTTGGCTTGTGTCGCAGCGATCACCATAAAATTTCAACGTGTCGATCCAGCGTGTAGCTGAAATCAATGCACGATTTTTCTTGTCGTCCTGTTTGTTGTCCCATTGCGTGCTGTCTGGGACGGTTTCAAAGTAGGCGTCGGCTTCAGCCAGCGTTACGTAGCTGTTGGCTGTCGCACTTTTGAGTGTGGCGTTGATCGTGGCAGCCACGGCTTACCTTCCTACTTTTTTCATTGCCATTTTATGCGCTTCCGTAAAAGTCTTACCAGACCTCATTAGACGGCGCATTTCGGCCATGTGTTTTTGCGTGTGGTGCTCTGCATGACGTTCCATCGCAGCTTTTTGCCGGGTGGTCAGCTTTTTAGAAGTGCTGTACGCCATGCCAAAAGAAAGTGGCCCCACCTAATGGTAGGGCCTTTGCTCTGATTAGAAATCAGATAGTGGTGGTATCTAGAGGGCTGTTGACTGTGAGCTGAACCATGGGGATCAGATCAATGTCGTAGGTGGCAGCCCAGTTACCAGCAGTTGCCAAAGCAGTGTTGGTGGGGTTGTCACCAGCATCACTCCACTTGGTGCCCATCACGTGATAAGCCGTGTGGTAGTCAACTGAAATCACGTCCTGCTTGGACATGATGTTGCGCTCAGCTTCGATCCGAAGATCCTGCTGCACACCTTCAAGAATGGTGCCGGACTTAACCAGATAGCAGTAGAACTCACGTTGGTGACCGCCTGTACCAGGAGCAACAGTGTTGACTTGAGAGTCAACAATGACGTTCATGCCAGCAAATTCACCAACTTCGCGAGCGCCGATGCCAACGCCGCCACCACCCCAGGTCACTGCGCCAGAAGCGGCAAGTGCTGAAGTAGAGAAGGTCAGCATTCCTACCTGATACAGGTAGTAAGCAACGGAGGGGTGAACAATCAGAGTGTCCAGCTCTTCGCCACGCTCACCCAGTTTGGAACGTGCTTCTGCAACTGTTGCGGCAGTCAAGAAGTTGGCTTCAGCACCACCAGAAGCAGCAGCAACACCTTTGTCTAGTGCATTGCCGGACAAAGCTGTGCCAAACAAACCAGCAAGATGAGAGAACAAACGTGCGCTCTTCTTCTTGTTGATTGCATCAGCAAGTTGGTTGCGGATGTGAAGCATCGGATCTTCACCAGCAGCCAAGACTGCAATGTCATCTACCGCATATGCAAATGCACGGTGGCAAATGGTCGCAATCTGCGTTCCAGTGCCGATTTTCTGAGGAGTCAGATAACCAGCGCCACTGGTGCCCCAAGTTGCTGTACCGTCGATGATCTCCTCGGTGGGAGACACGGGGTTAAATTCAGGAACTTGAATGCGCGTACCGCCTTCCCGTGCATCGAGAATAGCGTTGCGAACAATAGCGCCAGACTTAATAAAAAGACTGCGCTCTTTGATTGCCTCAGACACATAAGTGCTGAGATTATTCCTTTTTACGATGTCCGCCAGAAGGACACCGCCGGAATAATTCTGAAATGGTGCGGCCATTTCTTATTCAGGGATAAAGTTTGCGGGTTTTCAAGTCACGGACTTGAGCTGGTGTCCCACGGGGACTATTTACCGGCCTCTCTCTTGAGCACAGCTGCAAGATCAGGGTCGGTAACTTCCAAGGTCATTTGCTTGGTTAAGTTAATACTACCTTCTAACCAAGGGTTCGTGACACCTCCCGTACCAGTAACCCCTGTAGCTGGTTTTGCACCCATTCCAGCTTGAGTGCTGGGCTTAAAATGATGCTCGAAACCAGAACCAGGGTTTTTTAACTTGGCAAGGTAGACATTAAGGTCTTCTTCAACACCGCCGTTCAATACCTTGACGCTACCGTCATCAGACTTCTTCAAATTACTTTGAACAAGCTGCAGCATCTGCTCGGCATTGATCGCTCCAGACTGACTAATGGCTGACAATGCAGATGTTTTCATTGCAGCAGTTTCGTTAGAAGTCCGAAGATCAGCTAACTGACGCTCCAAATCTGCGATTTGCTGGTCCTTAGTTTGCGCTGTTTTGTTGGCTTCTTCCCAGAGGTCTTTCCATTGACCCTGG